TGAGTTGTCGAGAGACCCAATCGAAGTCTTAGTGTTTATAAATCGAGAAAAACCGAGACTTGATAGATTAGAAAAAGTTGTCAGTTCTGTACATATTAACCCCAAATGAACCAGTCTTACCAGTCACTGAGACTGATTCATTTCCATAGAGCTCCTGGCATCCAATGTCATCCATACAGTCCCTAGCATTGTGACTCACTGGGACTGGGTACAGGTTTTCACCACCCGTGGTCGTGTAGTAGTGGTACCTATCACGGCGACCACGAACCTCCTTGCCGTAGAGGGGGAGGGTCTCGTCACCTGGTCCGGTGAGTAATCCCATCTGCTGCATGCGTCCAGGTTTGTATTCCTTGATTGGGGGACCCCTGAACTCCGGTTCACGCCTTTGTTCGAATGTCTGTCTAGGGGGGACCCGGATCATTGGTGGGGGTGGGGCTGGATTCGAAACCCGTTTCGTGACGACTCGGGGATTCTTCCATAAGTATGCTACAGCGGCGATGAGTACGACGAGAGCCACCCACAGTGTTTGAATCTTAGTCTTATTCTTCATATACTATTATTAAAGAAAATCTTTGACATAAAGACATGAAGGTCCTGGCCATAGATATAGGATTCCACAATATGGGTCTCGTCCTCGCTGAGTGTGGGAATGGACCGGTGATAGAAGTTGAGTACATGAAAAAGGTGAGTTTGGAAGACTACAAATACATTTACAGTAATGACTTTGTTGACTTAGTTCCTTTATTTGTAGATGACCACAGGGATGTGTTCGACAAGGCTGAGAGGATCCTCATAGAGAGACAACCACCCCAAGGCTTTACGAATATCGAGATTCTGCTACACTATATGTTCAAAGATAAGGTTCTATTGATTTCACCTTTGACAATACATGCACACTTTGGGATGGGTCATCTAAATTATGATGAGAGAAAAGAACGTGTTCTTGTCAAGATGGGAAAGTATATAGATTTGGATACCATTCCATACGAGAGGAAGCATGATATAGCGGACGCGTACTGTATGCTTATGTATTACAATTTTAAGACGAGTGTTCACTTTTTTGATCGATTTCGTTTCTCCCGCGGTTAAGAATTTCAAGTGCATTCACAACACTGGAAAACATATCGAAAATCTCACCGGTATTTTCGTTTATAATACCATTTCTTAGTTTTTTGATATTGAAATCAAATGATTCCTTCTCCTTCTCGATGTTCTCGAGGGCTTGTTCGATTGATTCAATCTTCTTATTTAACAGGTTTGTGGTACTCTCCATAGTACTATCTATCTTTCTGACATCCTTTTGATAAACGATTCGTTGTTTTTCGAGAATACCTCTTTTCACATTGGAATCGGTTAGTTCGATTTGAACATCAAGTTTAGCAATTTTTTCATCAATTATTTCTAAATTCTGAACATAAGTCTGGTGGTAATCTTCACGCGTTTTAGTGAGACGGTTGATTTCGTTACGGAGTTTAATGTCCATTATACTTTTGTAGAAAGGGATTTCTTTAATTCACTTAGGTCTCTGGTAAACCCTTTGAAGTGTCCCAATCGATATTGAACAATGGCCCATAACACAAAGAATAGGGTTTTGGTGAGTTTACCTACATCATCATCACTCATTTTATAAATAGGTCCAACAACCCTACCCATGAAAGTTTCCTCTTTTTCTTTACCCGAAAAGTACATTTCCGCCTGTGTCAATGCACATGTGTCATCATTAATTGACCAGTGGTAAAATATGAAGGGAATTAGAATGGAATAAAATTCAAGGTTTCTGCGATTATTTGTAAATGGAACAACAAGTATACCTATCAGAAAAATTAAATGAATCAGGAAAATTATATTCATCTATTATATAATGACGGAAGAAAAAAAGATTTCCCGTGAAGAGATGCGTCTGTCATGGACAGACGGTCACGAAAATATACTCAAACAATGGGGTGAAGCCTCTGCATGCTACAGGTATATGCACCACCGTGCATTTTTTATATACAGAAAGTCGAGTATACGTTTCACTTTACCAGTTATCATACTCTCCACAATAACTGGGACTGCAAACTTTGCACAAGGTACATTCCCCGAAAACGTTCAGTCGTTCGCGCCATCTATCATCGGTGCATTGAACCTCACGGCGGGTCTCATAGCGACGATATCACAATTCCTCAAGATCAACGAGCTCATGGAGAATCATAGAACGGCTGCGTTAGCGTTCGGTATGCTTTCCAGAAATATTCGTCTTATGTTAGCCTTAGATAGGGGGGAGCGTAGCAAGGAAGGCTTAGATTTCGTCGGTGAATGTAAAACAGAATATGACCGCCTCTTGGAACAGTCACCCTCTATACCCAAGTCTGTATTGAAGCAGTTTGAAGATGAGTATCCCTTAGATAATGCCTTTACAAAACCAGAAATCCTCAACGTTCGCTCAATTCCACTACTCACTTTACCGAGGACGATAGATCCAATTGAAGCTATGACTGCCGGTACCCCCCTCGAGAAGATAGGTAAATTCTTATCGAAAAAGGGTGAACCACCACCCACAGGATTCTTTGGCCCCTCCCTAGGTGATGAGGATGAGGATGAGGATGAGGAAGATTCTACAGAGGGGGAACCTGAAGAAGAGACAGACGTCGAGCAAGGTAGATCAGAGTAATAACCATGATCAAATTGGTCAACAAACTACAAGCAACATATGGTACAATTTTCCTTTTTAAAGGTTCTACGATACGTTTATGTAGTGCGCCATTCTCGAGCACCAAATCTATTGCCTGATTAGTAAGATCATCGATGGACTCTTTCATTAAAATAATTCCACAAAAAAAAGTCGAAGACAATACCACACCCCTAGTGACAATTCATGATAAACAAATTGCTCTCGTTCGTAGGTATATAGATGAAGGTAAACATATATTTATATGTGGATCATCTGGAGTTGGAAAATCCTACATTCTTAGGGAAGCCTTGAAAGATACATCACATGTTGAACTACAGAATCACCATCTGAAAAGTAAATGTTATTTTTTACCGTTTATTAAATCAACCACAAAGAATGTATTTATAGAGGATTACGATCCCATATTTAAACCAATAATAGAACAGGTTTCGGATGGCGTCCCAATTACACGCGGATCTCTCATAGTAACGACAACAAATATGTGTATGTACCCAAACTTCGAAACTGTATTTATTCCAAAACATAAACCAGAAACTTTGTTGAGATTGACAGATAGGTCGGATACCAAAGCATACAATGCAGCCGTACGTTCACAGGGAAATATTAGAAACTTCTTCACCTATTTAGATGACTATGATGAAATGGATATGTTCCAGACACCCAAAGAATTTATAACTGAGATACTATGTGATCCCAAACCGATTGAAATATATGACACTATAAGTGAACACGGTCATATGTGGGATATATTCCAGGAAAATTACCTAAATTCAGTGGGTGTAGACACTGTAGCTACCTCCCATTCCTTCTCAAATGCAGATTATTTTGATAGTCACATTTACTCCTCTGGAAACTGGAATCTCATGCCCTACTTTGTTCTCCACGCCCTAACGATACCCAAAACCTTTCTAGGTGACCCCCTTAAAAGGAGTACGATTAGACCGGGGAGTTGTTGGACCAAACACGGAAACTATAAGATGCGAAAACAGAAAGTCAATGAAATTTACAAAAAATCACCAAATGGATTGGGAATTGAAGAATTATGTCTGCTAAAATTGCACGCCGAAAAGGGAAACTTGGAGCCCCTCCTTAATTATAAAATCACCCCCCAAGATTTCGATGTTATGAATCACCTTGCAGTCGGAAATGGCTTAAAATCAAGAGACGTGACAAGAGTAAAGAAAGCCTTGAAGAATGCATACGAACGAGGATGATACAGAGACTGAAGTCGAAGAATGTGTGCGAATCGTGGGGAATGAGATTCTCTTTTACGGGACTATCGACCGAGATAATGCACTAGAATTCGTTGAGAACTTCAAGAAACTTGAAATAGAACTTCTCAAAAAAAAGGCTGAACTTATCGGATACGAACCGGAGATCCGCGTCCACATCATGAGTGAAGGTGGTGACATATTTTCGGGCTTCAACATGATGAATGTTTTGGAAAGTTCCCGTGTAAAGGTCATCACTATCGCACAGGGATCGTGCTGTAGTGCGGCAACATTTGTCCTACTCGGTGGCTCTGAGAAACGAATGGGTAAGGATGCCTACATCCTCATTCACCAGATTTCCACAGAATTTTGGGGTAACTTCCAAGAACTCAAACATGAACTCAAGTCATCTGAAAAGTTCATGAAGAGAATCAAGAAGATGTACCTCTCCAAGACTGAAATCCCCGAAAAGAAGTTTAAGCGTCTAATGAGGAAGGATCTATACCTCACCCCCAGTAAGTGTCTCAAATATAAGATTGTCGATCGCGTTGACTAATGTTTACGGAACGCTTATATAGACCCAAACCACATAAAACTATAAAAACGATACAAAATGTATTCACATTCATAGGGACCGATGTGAATTCTGGAGGCCTAAGTCGTTCCATTCTACCATAATTTACAACTGGTATTTCAGACATCTAATTAAAGTTGAGAAATTAAATATGACTACAATGGAACGACTTATCAGAAAAGATAAAAACGGTCGCGAGAGATTCACCGACATTCACATTGAGGACCTGGGAGATGGAACCGCTGACATCGTAAAGAGTACTGGTATGGTGGGAACTGAAAAAGTTGCAGTTTCTAGAACCAACGTCAAGACGGGCTACGAGAAGGCGTGTGCACGTGCTCAGACCATGTGGAACAATGAGCACGTGAAGGGAGTCCAGGTGATGCCCATGTTGGCCAACAAGTGGGAGGAACGCCACAAGTACATCTCCACCCCCTTCTACGTTCAACCCAAACTGGATGGAGTTCGCCTCCTCGTTTCGAAGAATGGTTGCTTTTCTAGAACCGGTAAACGAGTCGAGGGTCTCGACCACCTCAGTGATGGACTGAGGGAAGGTGAATACCTAGACGGGGAGTGCTATGCACCTAACATGACATTTGAGGAAATCACGAGCATGTTCAAGACTAACCCCACCAAGTTGAACTTTTACATTTTCGATTACTTTGATCTCGAACGTCCCGAACTCACCTTTGAGGAGAGAATGGATTGCGTCAGTGTCGAGACCAAACTCCTCAAGAAGAAGTCTGATGTGGAAAAGTGGCACGACATCTTCGTGGACCAGGGCTACGAGGGTATCATGATTAGGGAGGCCTCCAGCACCTACGAAGTTGGCAAGAGGAGCAACTACCTCCTCAAGTTCAAGAAATTTCAGACGGAGGAATACGAAATTGTCGGGGCCAAGACGGGGCATGGGAGGGATGCCGATGCCGTCGTTTGGGTGTGTAAATTGACCAATGGACGAGAGTTTAATGTCAGACCCGAAGGCACAATCAAACAAAGAGAGGAACACTACAGGGATAGGAAGAAGTACATGGGTAAAATGCTTACCGTGAGGTTTCAAAACCTAACTGACCTGGATGTACCGAGATTTCCCGTTGGTGTGGTAATTAGAGATTATGAATAATGTTGTAATACATAAATGGCTCGTATCGCAATTGATGTCGATGAAGTTTTAGTCAATTTTCTATATCCAATGGCTCGTTCTAGAAGACTTGGAAAACCAAAGAAACTCAAATACAACTACGTGTATCGCGAAATTTTCGATATAACTGAAGAGGAATCTCAGGAGTTTGTCAAAGAGTTTTACAACTCCCAAGCCTTTCGCAATCTCAAACCAATACCAGGATCACAAAACGCCATGAAATGGCTTCGTCAAAGAAGTCAAAAAATGTATGTCGTCACCGGGCGTCAAGACATTGCTAGAGAACAAACAGAAAATTGGATAGAAACCTATTTTCCAGGAATATTTAACGATGTGATACTTACAAATAGTTATACACCCCATGAAGTGAAAAAGGTTGATATATGTAGAGCTCTAAACCTAGGTATGATTATCGATGACAACAGAGCAATTTGCGATGAGTGTCTAGATAACGGTGTTCGAGCGATAAATTTTATTGGTGAAGAAGTATATCCATGGTGTGAAGAAAGTGATATCATGCTGAAGAGTTGGCATAACTTTCCATATATAGAATAACACGATCTTCATTTGAAGTGTTTTCAGCCCAATGTGGAACAGTTGCACTAAAGACTATGTGCTTTCCATCTTCCTCGCTAACATTCCCAAGTGTATCATGGTATAGTGTACATCCACTTGGACATTTTAGACCCAGATGATATGTAAATTTATAATTTTTACCAACGTGGTCAACATGTTTGTTCAATTTCACACCACCTTTCATTAAGGAAAATCCAGCGACGTGGATTCCACCCTTGATCTTGGAAAGTAGTTCAGACGTTTTCGGACACATACCACAATTTCCAATGACAGGATTACCCTCCCAAATTAATGGCCAACTTATCCATGAATCTTGAACGTGGTCCTGACCACCCTTTAACCAACCACACCCACCATTTCCATACTTAGTTATAACCTCATTTATACTATCCGAACCCTCCCACACACCAGTTGGTCGGGGTTCCTCACTTATAAAAATATCACCCGGGAGGGTGTCATATTCACCCCGTATACACTCCCAATATTTCCTGAGTTCTTTGAGGTCCATTTATTTTAAAACATATATTATCTTTAGATGTATTCACTTCTATGCAAACCCGTAGTTTATCCCTATAATTTGATGGTTACAACAAAGTTGTGTCGGGTAGTTGTTTTAACACCTGCACCCAACGAGTCAAAAAATAAATACACAATTGAGATTCTCGAAGCACCACCCGTAAACGTGGTCCCTCCACCTACTGAACACGAGTAACTGATCCAAACTTATCTTTCATCATAATGACTTCATCACACTTTCCACCCCTTATGGTCATCACAGGTTCACCACACTTATGTCCATTTGTTTTAAATCTTTCACACGCAAACTCAGTTTTCATCGTGATGTTCATATTCTCACTGTATCCGATGAAAGTCTTGTCTACGCAATCCTTCGTATCAATTGATTCAACCGTCACCTTGACACAATAACTTCCAAACTCCCTATCCTTTTTAATTTTAGTGGGGGGTGGTGGGTGCTCCGTGAATGCACTCATTTTTACCCCCATTCTATTCCTGATGTACGTAAATGGTTTGAGAAGAAGCATCTTAATTACACCTCATTGGAATTTTTTAAGTGCCTTACACTCTTCCTCTTCTTTAGACTGTCCTTTTTCCAACCAGTATTTTTTATATGTTCCGTGGAGGTAGCCTTCAGATTTTTAAATTTGAAAACACCATTCGTCGATAACTCTTGCCACTCGTGGAGAGAAATCTTAGAGTGCCTCAATTCATCCGGGGTCTTCTCACGCTTATCCAATATTCTGTCATTCAGGTGATCATCTGCCGCCCTCATGAGGTAGTACGCCATCCCGGTTATTTCATCTTCGGTAAAATGTGTATCATTACCCTCATCCAAATAATTCTTAGAGAAAGATTCCTTTATGAGAGCCCTCAACTCATCGAAGTCTAGGTCCCCCTTACCATCCTCATCGGCGTCTTTGAAACTCTTCGTCGCTACACACGCCTGAGCGGCATAGCGAGCAGCTTCCCTCCCAACTTCGTATTCTTCCTGTATCACACCCCGGTAGATTTCAGATTTATTGCCCAGAGCAAATTTAGCAATGAAGCTCACCAATGTGGTAGCAATCCCTAGCATAACAACACCCGAAGTCAATTGAATGAGAATAAACACATAATCAACTTCCCCAACTAAACCAGTCTGTTGTATATCAAAAAGTATACCATACCTGTAAAAATCGTAGTAGATGCCATTTGGTTGACCATTGTATAATATGACTGGGTTATTCGTTTCAAAGCTATCTGTTGTGTAAAAATCTTGACTGTATAATATTTCATCACCCTTAGAGAACCACCCAATCTTAGGAGACACCGTTATGACAGCGTATACATCATCATTACCAATTTTCA